CTGATGCTGGAATCGGGGCTGAAAACCGAGCTCCGTCTGGGCGCCCCGCATATGCCTGTGCTGAACGCCTTCATGGGCGACCGGCACCGGATCAGCTTCATCATGGGCCCGCTGGGAAGCGGGAAGACGTACGGCGCGATCCAGAAGCTGATGCTCCTGGCCTCGGAGCAGGCGCCGAACGCGGAGGGGATTCGGCCGACGCGGTGGGCGATCGTCCGGAACACCTACGTCGACCTGGCCTCGACGACCATGAAGGACTTCCGCGAGGTCTTCCGCGACGGCGAGATGGGCTTCTGGAAGCTGGGCGGCATCGACCCGCCGACGTTCCACGCCCGCATGAAGCTCGAGGACGGGACGTGGGTCCACGCCGAGTTCGTCTTCATGGCGCTCGACCGCGAGGCCGACGTCCGGAAGCTGCGCGGGACGCAGTTCACCGGCGCGTGGTGCAACGAGGTGAAGGAGCTGGCGAAGGCGATCCTCGACATGCTCGACGGCCGCATCGGCCGCTACCCGACGACGATCGCCGGCGGAGTCGCCTGCTCCTGGAAGGGCATCATCGGCGACACGAACGCGCCGGACGACGACCACTGGTACTACAAGATGGCCGAGGAGGACCGTCCGGAGAATTGGGCGTTCTTCCGGCAGCCTGGCGGCCTGGTCGAGCTGAAGCATTCGGATCCCGACGGCAAGCCGATCTTCGTGAAGAATCCGAACGCGGAGATCCCGCCTGGTCTCCCGGACGGCGCCGCCTACTACACGAACCAGATGCACGGCAAGGCGCCGGACTGGGTGCGGATCAACCTCTGCAACCAGTACGGATTCTATGTCGAAGGCAACCCGGTTCACCCTGGCTACATCGACTCGCTTCACTGTCTCCCGTCCGAGCCGAAGATCCAGGACGCGCCGATCTACCTGGGGCTCGACTTCGGCCGCACGCCTGCGGCGGCGATCGTTCAGTGGGACCGTCGCCTCGATCGCAAGACGATGATCGACGAGTTCACGAGCTGGAACATGGGCGCGACGAAGTTCGGGCCCGAGCTGAAGCGCTACCTGAGCGAGACGTATCCAGGGCTGCCAGTCCGCGGTTGGGGCGATCCGGCCGGCGATGGGAAGGGCCAGGCGAACGAGGACACTCCGTTTACGGTGATGCGTGGCATGGGCTTCGCGGTCAATCCCGCGCGAACGAACGCGGTGCTGACGCGACGCCTGGCACTCGACATCCCGATGCGCGAAGTCTGCATGGACGGGAAGCCGCGCTTCCTGCTGAGTCCGAAGTGCAAGGTGACCAGGAAGGGTCTGCGCGGCGGATTCGCCTACCGAAAGCTCAAGGTCTCGAACGAGCGCTACTCCGACGAGCCGGACAAGAATATGTATTCGCACCCCTGCGAGGGGCTCGAGTACGTCCTGATGGAGCTGGGCGAGTACCACCAGGCGATCAGCGGTGGCGCGGCGGGCCGCGCGCGTCGGCGCGGTCGGAAACCTCCGAGGTTCGCAAAGACCCTATGAGACGAAGACTCCGAGCGGTGATTCAGCCGGGCGAGAAGTGGCGCTGGCTCTCGAAGCTGAAGAGCTGGGGCTATCCGCGCGAGCTGACGCCGATCGAGATCAACCTGGGCTCGTGGTTCTCCTACGGCAACGACTCTCTCTTCTGGATCGAGCCGGTGCCCGCAGTCGCCGGTCTCGCGATCCTACACCTGGCCGTTGCGCCAGAGACGCGCGAGAAGGGTCACGGCAGCTGGGCTCGGGTGCTATTCGGCTGCGTCTACAACATGGCCGACGTGCTCCTGGTCGACCGCCTGGCGGCGGCTGATTGCGTCGGCGATGGGGTCGTGGCAGGTTATCTTCAGCGACTCGGCTGGAAGCGGACGGAGATCCCGGAGCTCGAAGACGAGGAGTGGTGGGTCTGGGAGACCAAGGAATGAGCCAACCGCCTCGACCGAAGATCACGAAGCCCGATCCGATCGACGACTCCGCGGAGAAGAGCCGCGCCGCGTACCAGGAGCGTCGAATCAACGCCAGCCAGCGAGGCCATGCCTCGTCGGTCTTCGCCGGCGAGAATCCGAACGTCTTCGGGTCGGGCCGCTCCGCGGGCGCGATGCTGAAGTCGAGCCTGGGGTAGAACATGAGCCTCTCCGCCGGCCAGCTGATCTCCAAGTTCGAGACGATCCAGGCCAAGCGATACAACTGGGACTCGATGTGGCAGGACGTGAAGGACCTGGTCTGGCCGCACGGCGGAGACTTCACGGTTCAGCGGACGCCAGGCGATCGGGTCACGTCGCGCCAGTACGACATGACCAACGCGCTCGCCCTGGAGAAGTTCGGGGCGGTGCTCGAGTCGCTCCTCACCCCCCGGCAGCAGCGCTTCCATATGCTGAAGCCGAGCGTGAACGAGCTGGCTCAGGATCGGGACGTCGCGATCTACTTCGAGAAGGTGACCAACCTCCTCTTCCAGCTGCGGAACCGCCCGATCGCTGGCTTCTACGACCAGTACCACGAGTGCTGGAAAAGCCACGGCGCCTACGGGAACAACTGCATCAGCATCGAGCCCCTCCCGAAGCAGAAGGGGATCTCCTACCGATCGGTTCACGTCGGCAACGTCTGGATCGAGGTGAATGACCGCGGCATCGTCGACACGGTCTTCTACAAGTTCCGGATCACCGCCCACGCCGCCTTCCTGAAGTGGGGTCCGAAGCGGGCTCCGAAATGCGTCCAGGACGCCATGAAGCAGGGCAAGGAGTGGGACGAGTTCGATTTCCTCCACATCCTGAAGCCGCGCATGAAGGTGATGCGGGACCGGATCGGCCCCGAGCGAATGCCGATCGAGAGCTGGGAAATCTCGCTGAAGGACCGCGAGTTCATTCCCTGGTCCCCGTTCGACGGCGGTCCGATGAGCGAGTCGGGCGGCTACTTCACCTATCCCTACATCTTCGCGCGCTTCTCGACGAACCCGTCGGAGAATCTGGGGCGCGGTCCCGCGATGATCGTACTGGCGGACAACGCGCAGCTTCAGGAGATGGAGCGGTCCGCGACCATCGCCGGCCAGATCGCAGCCGAGCCTCCGCTGATGACGATGGACGACAGCGTCTTCGGAGAGGGCTCGAGTCAGCTGGACCTGCGGCCGAGCGCACTCAATTCCGGCTGGCTCGACAGCAACGGCAACCCGCGCGCGAAGCCGCTGATCTCCGGCTACCAGTACCAGCTACAGAAGGAGATGTCGGACCAGAAGCGCTCGATCATCAACGACGCGCACTTCATCACCCTCTTCCAGATCCTCGTGCAGACGCCGGAGATGACGGCGACCGAGGCGCTCCTGCGCGCGCAGGAGAAGGGGATGCTGATCGCCCCGATGGTCGGCCGGCAGCAGTCGGAGTCCCTCGGACGCACGATCGAGCGCGAGATCGACCTGGCCGACTGGCTTGGCCTGATGCCGGAGCCTCCGCCGATCCTGATCGAGGCGAAGGGCGAGTACGAGATCGAATACTCGTCGATGGCCACGCGGATCCAGCGAGAGGAAGAGGTCCAGGGCATCCTGGCGACCTACGCCGACCTCCAGGTGCTCGCCGCGGCCGACCAGTCTGTCGTCGAAGTGCTCGACACCGTCGGCGCGGCCCGCTTCATCGCGAAGGCGCGCGGCGTGCCGGATCACCTCATCAACGACGAGGAGCGCTACATGAAGCGCCTCCAGGCCGCGAACGAGGCCGCAGCGCAGCGCGAGGCCGTCGGAGCGATCCCGCAGATGGCGAAGGCGGCGAAGGACATGAAGTCCGCCGGCATCGACCCGAACGAGCTGGCTCGACGGGCGGCGGCAGCGTGAAGCGTCGTCCGAAATCGAGAGAAGAGGCCGAGAGAGAGCGCAAGATCCGCAACACCTCGATGTTCAAGGTGTTCACTGGCCAGGCCAACCCGCAGCAGGCCAAGGTCGCGCGCGAAACTCTCGCTCTGATTTGCAAGGTCGACGAGCCAACCCAGGCGAACGGTCTGGATGGGCTCGTCGAGCTCGCCGTCAGAGAGGGGATGCGCCGCGTCTACTTGCAGATCGTCGAGTGCATCCACCTGGGCCAGAGCGAAGGCGAGGAGATCGAGTGGTTGAATCGCGGGAGTTCGGAGGGTGGAAATGATTCTGCGTAGGTTCGTGCTTCAGGCGCCGGAAGGCGACGGGGGAGGTGCTGGCGGTGGCGCGAGCAACGGCGGTGGGGGGGCTGGCCAGGGTTCCGGTGCGGGGAGCGCCGGGAGCGGCAGCGGTGGTGGCGCATCCGGTTCGGGCGGAGCAGCTGGCGCTGCTGGCAACGCTTCGGCGGGATCCGGAGCTGGCGCGCAGTCTTCATTCTCTGGCGCAGGCGATCAAGGCGGCGCGGGAGGCCAGGGCGGCCAAGGGGGTCAGGGCGGCGGCTCGCCGGCAGGCGGCACGGTTCCGGAGTGGGCGTCGGGTGTCCAGGACGCCGAACTGAAGAACTGGCTGGCGAAGAAGGGCGAACGCTGGGGCTCGATGGAGGACATGGTCCGTTCGCATCGCCAGCTGGAAGCCTTCCGCGGCGTTCCGGAGACTCAGCTGCTGAAACTCGAGGACGCGACCAACCGCGAGGCGTGGCACGGTCCCGGCGGCATCTACGAGCGCCTCGGACGCCCGCCGACGGCGGACAAGTACGAGCTGCCGGAGGTCGAAGATCGCGAGGGCTACTTCAACCTGACGAAGCCGTTCCGCGAGCTGGCCTACGAGGAAGGACTCAGCGCGACGCAGGCGAAGAACATCAGCGAGAAGATCAACACTCAGCTGATGGAGTTCGAGCAGCAGCAGATCGCCGAGTTCTATCATCGCCAGGAGAAGGAAATCGGTGCCCTCAAGAAGGAGTGGGGCGACGACTTCGCTGCCAACGAAGCGGTCGCGCTGAATGGTGCGCTCGCGCTCGGATTCGACCCAAAGACGCCCGAAGGCCAGAAGATGCTCGCCAATCTCGAGCGCGAGATCGGGACCCGAAATATCCACCTGAAGATGTACGAGATCGGGTCGCGCCTGGGCGAGCATGGCGCCGGGTCGCACGGCAACCAGGGCGGAATGAACGCTCCGACGCCCGACCAGGCGCTCTCGGAGATCCGGCGTCTGGAGTCGGATCCGGAGTTCATGAAGCGCTACAACAGCCCCGATGGCGTGGCAGAGAACGAGAGGATGCGGTTCCTCTACAAGATGGCCTATCCTGAAGGTGTGTGAGCGCGGGTGCGCTCGCATTGGTGCGTTTCTGGAACCCTGACCCCTCTGGACTCCAGGAAACTCGCACCCCCGTTGGCCCCCTCCTCGACTCGTCATC